TACCTGATGATAGGGGGTTATCCTTACTATAAATTAAACCTCGTGAAGGTAATTCTATAATTTCAGTTGGAAAATTGTGCTCTTTTAGTTTTTGGGTTTCGTAGGCTTGTTTAATACTATCTACAACCTCTTTATTACTTTGTTGATAATCATCCGTTAGATTTTGGCTCATAACTTTTCTCCTTTATATATAAATACAAAATTGAGATATTTTTAATAAAACAAAAACCCCCCAAAATTGGGGGGTTCACATTTTTCAATTTATATTTTTTACAATCCGAAAAATCAATTAATATTGTAGCACGGCGTAATCATAGGATAATCCCAATTCCACATTTGCTAATTCTGAATCTGATGTATAATCCATATCTGAAAATTTGGCTCTAGTAATAAAAGCCCCCTTCAATGTCCATTCTTCAACTTTATCGCCAACCGGCCCTAATGAATTAAATGTAATCTCTTTTTTATAAAAATCAGAATAACCATCTCTACCTGTTACTGATTCGTGATGTAGGCGAACCCATTCCATAACGGCTTGTGCGCCAGATGGAACAATCGGGTCATAAAGTGTAATGGTTAATTCCTGCCATTCAGACCTACCCTTTACATATCTCCTAACATTGACATGGTCAACTGTTATTCTATTTTGTTGTAGTTCAGGCCTATTTGCTGCTTTAATTAAATACGCAGGAATTCCCTCAATATACATAATAAATCGATTAGCAACTTTGGGTTCAAAGTTGGTAAACATTATTTCTTGAGGTGTTAATAATTGTGCCATTTATTTCTCCTAATTTACTATAAATATACCCTATCCGAAATTATCCTTCAGGGAATGCTGCTCCAGTTGGTAATACACTAAAGTCTAATACAATGAATTCAGCAGTTTTCGCTGGTTGTAAGAAGATATCACCTTTTAAGATGTTTCTATCAATTACATCAGGCGTATTGTTTGATTCATCCATTATAACTCTGAATGCGTACAAACCATTTCTTTGTTGAATTGATTCCAAGTAAGGATTAACAATGGATAAGAAACGATTTCGGGTTGCTGCTGTGTTATTTTCAAAAACCAAATATCTCGAAGAAGATGCGATAAACTTCTTAACTGCAATCAACAATCTTCTTACATTGATTCTATCCAACGCAGATGGTTTAGCTTGTAGGGTTTTCTGTCCAAATACAGTTGCTCCCTGACCAGGGAATGTTGCGATTGGATTCACTCTACCAACATATAATTCATCTCTCTCATCGTGCGTTAATCTTGTCTTAACCTCAATTACATTTGATAATCCACCACGATTCAATCCAGCAGGTGCGTACCATTCGGCTGCAACCTGGTCATTGAATGCGATAACGCCAGGTAGAACTACGGATGGTGGGACCCAAACAGGCTTATTCTTATCCGTATCCAATATCTTAACCCAAGGGTGGTATGTTGCTACATAGTTGGAATCAAACGAAGAAAGTGAATTTACAACGGTTGATATATTATCACTCCAAGCACCACCATCCATTACAAAGAATGTATCACCTCTATCTTCACAAAGGTCTTTTGCGTATGTGGTTACTGAAGAGTGTAATCTATTAATTACACCAGGAATAACAATCATATTCATATCAAACTCATCAGGATTTGATACTGCGTTTATTGCTTTTCTCAATGCAACAGTTCCTGCTGAGGTTGCTGATGTACAATCTAATCCCTGTGTGTTTCCTGTTACAATATCATTACCAACTAATACTTTTCTATTAGGTTGGAATCCATCAAAACCACCTTGAAATGGTATCATAAATTTCCTAGCATCCAATTGAGCGGTTGTGGCACTATCAGTTAAAGAAATGGTAGTACTATTTGATTCACAAGTAGCCAAATCAAAATCAGAACCAACCGTAGTAGTGCTTGCATCGGGAAGTGGATTCAAAAAGTTTAAGTTATCAGTTGTAACAAAATCAAAAGAATAACCTAAATATACATTTTTATTGTATGAACCCGCCAATGATTGAGATGCTACATAAGTAGGGGATGGAACAGTATAAGTTGATGGTATTGGTGATGTTAAAGCGCCAAATCCAAAAGGTAATAGCGACGAATCTATTGCTGCTGCGTCTACATCCGAATCAACTTCTACTCTAATGTAAACTGAATTGTTTGCATAATCACCATTTGTAGATAATTTTCCATTTGCATCTACAGTAATAAATCTATCACCAATTACTCTTTTGATATAATTTGGTGAATTTGGGTCTAAGTTTACATTGTTGAATTCCTCTAAAGTATTAGGACGAGTGTCCGAATCTTGTACTCCTTGTCCAAAAATTGAATAAGGAATTTTAGAGGTATCTACTCTTCTTACTACAACAGTAAATGTACCATAGTCAGAACCTGGAACATCTGCCGCAGTTTTAATATCTCTGATACCCACTTTGATTTCATAGTTCGTTGAATTACCATGCGATAATGTATGGAACTTAAATAAGTTTACAGCAGTTCCACCAATCTTTTGTGATTTAATAAAAGGTGTTGATGCTACTGAATATTCTTCTGAAAAATCAAATGTTGCAAATGATGCGGTTTGAACAAATACAATGTTACCACCAGTTTCTGCTGCAAAAGAAGCCGATTGGAATGTATTAAAGTTTAGGTATGTATATGCTTGTTTACTACTTTTCGGTAAGTATCCAAATGTTTTTGTAAAGTAATTTGCACTAGTTGGATTTAAGGAAGATGTTGTAGTGTTATTCCCCGTAAATGCCGAACCTGATAGAATTAATCCAAATGATGATGCGGTTACATTCGTTGTTGCACCACCTACCAAATTTCTAACAAAAGATGTTTGAAACAAATCACCAGTAGCACTCGGAATAGAACCACTCAAAGATGGATAAAGAACCGCTGCTACTCTATTTCCTTGTGAAGAGGAAATGTTTAAAACTAATGGTTTAGCAAATGTGTACCCATCAGTTCCTAATACCCTAACAATTGTTGCATTAGGAGCATCCTGCAAATAAGCTTGAGCGGTATAAGGAAGGTATGAATCCTCCGTTAAACCACCAAACTTTTGTTGGAACTCATTAAATGATTCAACCCGCGTTGGTACAAACGCAGGTCCTTTGATAGTTTGTCCGATAAGGACAGCACCTATTTCTGCTACCCCTTGAGGTAAAAACGATAAGTCCTTTTCTCGTGTAAAAACACCCGGACTAACAATTCTTTCAGCCATTACATTCTCCTAATAGTTTTTGTTTCTATATAATAAATACAAAAAAATTAGGGAAACCTATACTTATTGAACTGATGTGAAAGTGTTTGTATCAATATCGTAAGAACCTACACCATACTTTTGTGTCAATTCTTTACCAAATTCGTTTTGTGACTTAACTAATTCTTTATAAGTTGATATTAACTCTTCTTTTTCAGCTCTTAAATTAGCGAAAATTTCCTCTAACTCTTTGGATTGTATTTCAATTTCTCCAAGCCGTGCCGTAACTGCAATACTTTTTTGACGAAATTCTAAAAGCTTTTCTCTTTCAGTTTCTTCAAATTGTTTTACTACTTTTTCTTCCATAGATTTTGTTTTTAAGTTGTTTAACTAATGTATATATAAATATCTAAAAAATTATATAAAATCGTTTTGTGGGTTTGTTTGACCACTTAATTGTGGGTTTTCCGTAAAAGAAATTTTTCCAACTGAATAAACTTTTCTATTGTTTGGATTCATTCCCGCAAACTCAGGCACAATGTACGCTTTTGATACCAAAGTAATACTTGCTCTTACTATTCTATCATCTCCCGCATCGGTTATTGTTTCAAAGTTGTATCCATCACCTTTTATTTGGAATTTGAATCTATCACCAAATGACCTACCTTGAAAGAAAATGATTTGTTCAACTACTTTGTTTAGTTGTTCCATATAATCACACCATATGTTCATTTCATATTGAACATCTAAGTAATCAGGTCTTTCAACAGCAATATATTCTTTTACAGGAGTTTGTCCAGTCAATATAGAAAATTGGTCATATCTATTTGCTTTTGTGTATTTCCGCTCAAATGGTTGGTGTGCATCTTCGGAATTTAAAACCTTTAACTTTGCAGCCTGTTGATTGGTTGATAAGGAGGTTCTTTTAAATACAATTACAGGTGTTTGTATTTTCCCGTTTGCATCTCGCATAAACCCATCTCTTTGAGCCGATACCCATTTTTCGGGATTTGCATAAATTACTGGGATAGGTATGATTTGCCCATCATCCACTACAAATGGTTTTACATCTTTTACTAAAAAATCTTTGAAAGCCAAGTCAATATCATAGATACCAATGGATATATTTTGTGTATTATCCGTGTCCCGTCTAACCTGCTTTGCCTTATTTAACTTAGGATTTTCCGATGTAGATGACATCGTCTGCTTTAAATCAGGCTTTTCAGAGTTTATATCTCTATATGTGTTACCCATCTTATAATCCTACTGGTAAATAACTATCATTTGTTGTAGAGTTTCCATATCTTACATCAATCAACTTAATGGATGTTTGGCGGGTAACATGCGTAAGGCATGATATGGAAATTGATGTTCCGTGTCCATCACCACCATCCCAAGTTTCAGGATTCTTACCTACAAACAATCGGTTTTCATTTACATTATCAACCATATAATATTCATTATCCCATTGTATGATATCACCAACATCTGGTTTAACATCTTTATCATCTTTTAAAGTATCCCTTAAAAAGTTGAATGTAGCTGTATGTGCGTATGATTGTCCAAAATCATCTGAAACCGCTTCAGTATCCTGTCTATCAATTAAGCAGGGGATTTTAACAGGATTATAAAAAACTTTATCTTTTGATTCCCCATAAAGATTTACCAACGATTCATCCAATACAGGCTTATAATAATACACTTCTGTATCAATTATTTCATTGATGAGTTCTTTGTTTAACCTTCTGATTAAACTAATATCTCTTGCCGAACCAAATAATGCCATTGGATTATCCTATATAAATTGGCATTGGGACACGATTAAGTGTTGATTCTAAAAATTCAGTTTCATCCTTTTTGGCTTCTAAAAGCGACCTTCTGCTTGTTGCTTCTAACATCTCTTTAATTTGTGTTATTAACTGCTCTTTTTCAGTTGCGGCTTGGGTTCTTAAATCTGAACCATCCAATGTAACTTCAGCGCCAGGGATTGGAATTGAACTAAATTTAGAACGAACTGTCCCCAATACCTCTTTTACCAATACCAATGTATATTTAAATATCCACTGTCTACCATGCGCATTTATATCACAATAATCTAATCTACCAAATGGAGCATTTGAAAAATCGGATACAACATTTTCTTTAGCCACTGGATTATTTCTCTCCGAATCCAATGTATATTCAAAGTGAATTTTTAACCCATCGTATAAATCCGTTGGAAATGGAAATATACGAATCCTTTTACCATACAACTTAAACCCATATTGAGATTTTCTAATCAAGTCGTTAAATTCAATCGCCTGTAAACGAAGAAGGTCATCATACATAGGTTGCATCATAAACGATACACCCGGTGAGTAATTACCCCAACCAAAGGTTTCCATCATTTGTTGCGAACCTAAGCCTGTTCCAATGAACGGGTCAAAGTAACGAACAATCGCAGGTGGGTTCTCGTGGTGCATTTTACGAATAGTTATAGAATCGGTTGATAAATTACCTGCTTCTAAACTTGCCACCGAGCTATCACCCAAATCATAAATTTGTACTCCGGTTACCATTGTAAATGAGCCTGTATAGTGAGTTAATCTACCACCACTCCCCGCTTCAGTTCCATAATCAGATGCGATATTTACTACCCCACCAAAGTTATTGTTCAACAATTTTTTGGTAAAGTTGCTGGTTAGCGATGAACCCTGAATACTTAATAAGTTTTCTTTGGTTCGGTATTGGTTTAATTGGGATGAAAATTCATCTACTGCTTCTTCAAAGCACGCATAAAAATCTATATCTTGCAGTTCTATATCCACAATAGGATAACCAAGCCTCAGAGAACACCACTTTGTTACTGAGTCTGCATCAAC